CACCACAAATAATACTAGAAGAGGCATTAGGAGCAACAGCGAGAAGATGAGCATTACGAAGCCCACTACCAGAGATATCAGGAGCTTCTCCCCGTGACTCAGCAAGTCCTTGAGAAGCCTCCACAGCTTTTGTCTTGATATATTTAAATGCTTTGTGATTGAAGCTAGTAGCATACATACTTTCAAAAGGTATTTCTTTAGATTGAAGGTAAGCATGGAACCCCATTGCTCCCAAACCAATCGACCTTTCTCTGTAAGCTGAGTAAACTGCTTTAGTAAAGCCTTCTTTCCCTTCTTTAATGTGTTTAATAAATCTTTTGAAGTTGGCATTGTATTCTCCTAATTGTGTAGTATCAACAGCATTATCAATAAAGTGCTGAAGTACATTATCTAGCATAGTCACTAAATCATTAATAAAGTTTTTATCCTTAGACCATTTATCAAAGTGTTCTAAATTAACTGAGGACAAACAACAAACTGCTGTTCTTTCCTCGTTAGTTGGTAAAGTAATTTCAGAACATAAATTGCTTTGTTTAATTTCTAAACCTAAGTCTTTTTGTTTTTGTGGTAAAGCTTTATTGCAAGTATCTATATTAACAATATAAGGCTCTCCAGTTTCTGCTCTAGCATTTAATAGTTGCCACCATAAATCTCTAGCATTAATAGTCTTAATAGCCTCGTTAGATTTAGGGTCAATTAATCGCCACTCTTCATCATTTTCCACAGCCTGTAAGAATTCATTGTTGAGGTTGACTCCGTTGTGTAAGTTTAAACATTTTCTATTTATATCACCACCAGATTCTTTCCTCATGTTAATGAACTCTTCAATCTCTGGATGCCAAATGTTCATGTAAGCAGCATAGCTACCTCGTCTTGTGACACCTTGATTAAAGGCTAACATCTGAGAGTCTACGACATGCATAAAGGGTATTGAACCAGTAGACTTACTACCGTGAGCAGTAGATACCCCGTTACTACGCACATCTCCCCAATATCCACCAATGCCTCCACCCGAACTAGCCAACCATATATTTTCATCATAATGAGATGAGAGACCAGTTCTACTGTCAGGAACATAATTAAGGAAACAACTAATAGGTAACCCACGACTTGTTCCCCCGTTACTAAGTATAGGAGTGCTAAACATGAACCAGCATAAGGAACTGTAGTTGTACAGTCTCTGAGCCAGTTCAAAATCTGTAACTCCTTTGAATGTTGCTCCGAAAACGGAGGCTCTTGCGAAGGCTTCTTGGGCATGTGTTTCTTCTCCTGTAAAATATCTATCTTTTAAAGTATCTAAACTAAATTTATCTAAGAGCTTTTCATTATCATAATTAATCTTGATGCCTAAATATTCTTTTGCTCCTACTTTATCTTCCATCATTCTCCTGTAGCAAAATATTTCTTTAATCTGTCATGGACATATAACATGATTATACCGTAGTGAATAATCTTTAAAAGGTCTTCTCTGTTTCTACCTTCTTTTTTACCGTATCTCATAGCATACTTAATTATATTACCAATACCAAAACCCTCACCGTGTCCGGAATCTATAATTATATCTGTTGCTTGGTAATTACCAGCCGAATAGTGTTGTCTATAAGTAGAATCAACATAATCTTTTATTTCTTTTATTAGGTTATCTTCGTTAAATTTATATGTTATATTTATACTGTTATATTTTTTCATATTATTATATCTTTTAAGGTTATGTTTGGGTTTCTCTTTACTTTTTTATAAAACCATCTTAAAGAATAAGCACTCAACATCATTTTATTATTAGCATAAATATGAGTTTGTTCAGGTAAAAACTTATCTAAGTTCTTGGTTGTTATTTTAGTTAAATCTTCTCCTTCAGGCACCATGGTCTGTAACCATTCTACTAGAAGTAACTTACTTTTTTTTCTTAATTGTTTAGCTCTCTTGCCTCTCATAATATCTCTTCTACATTAGGTTCTTTAACTACTTTTGTCAAATAGATTGGACCTTTAGCATAAGTAAAAACACGAAGCCCTGCTCCATCATTGGAGTCAGACCTACATTTAAATTTATAAGGACAAAAAGTACACTCTTTAGGTAACTTCATATTACCAGACTTGCCTTCAGGTACTTCGTTAAAACAATAATCAGGTGGAGAATCTGATTTAATAATTTGTTTTACCTTATCTATTTTATCTTTTATATTAGGTTTGTCAAGGTCTTGAGGCCTAAAAAGAGCTAATTCTCCTGTCTCTTTATTAAAAGCGAGAAAACCACCATTAGATGTTTTCTCTGCTTCCTCGTACCCAGCAAGTTGAGCTAAGTAACCAAAGCTATCTTGCTCAGCTAAAGTACCTTCTTTAAATTTACGGAAAGCATAACCAGAAGCAGTCTTAATATCTATGACTTCACCATCAATCTTACAATCCATGTGACCTTTAATACCCTTGACTGAGACTTCTTTCTGCTCCCCAGTAACTTTATGTCCAGCTAATTTAACAAAGAAGATTAGCAAGGCTTCTAAGATATGGCCATACAAAAACTTTATAAAAGTAACTGGCTCCATAGTACTAGAACCATCTTTATCTTCATGCATGTCATACCAAAGTTGTCTCTGTGGCTTACCAATGTTAGACATTCGTAAAGTTTGTGTTGTAGCTTTATTCCTTTTAACCGGAGTTGCCCACTCTTTAACAGCAGATACAATATCAATACCCAATTCTTCCAGAAGTTTATTTGATATTTTTATTTTTTCACCATCAGCCAGAACTCCGATAGTATTGTAGATATCTTCTACTAAAGTATCTAATGATTTATTTTTCTTGCTCATCTTCTAGTTCCTTAAAAGCTTTAATAACATCAGATGAAAAAAGTTTTTGTAAGTTTATTAAGTACATTCTACTGGCATTATGGTCACCACCAGAAACAGTTTTGAAAGTGTCTAGTTCTTTGACAATAGTTTTAAGAACATCGGTATGAAAAACTAAAGTGCAATACTCTTTATCGCCCACACAAAGATGATGAAACCAATAATCTGATTCAGTGGCCTCAATACCGGAGGGTTTGCCATAGCTTTGATACTCAATAGCTATGTTACCAGTCTTCATCCACATACCTCTTTCAGATTTAACTTCAATCTTTTTGTTGAAGAGCATCTCTGCGACTTTCTCTTCTCTGATACTGCCATATTCTAGGTCAATATCAAACTTCTTTCGGTCTTTTTTAGTGGGTTTCACTCCAGTTGTCTCCGACTTTAAATTCGCCATCAAGGGGACAACGCATGTTAAAATACTCTCCGGCATCACGAATACTTTGCACAGCTAACTGTCCCGCCTGATTTGCTTGGTTTGCTTTTACTTCTATTTGCCATTCATCATGGATATTAGCAACAAACTTAAAATCAATGTTACAAGTTTTAAGATTATCATGCAATAGATTTAAAGCTTTCTTCATTACGATTGCTCCACCGCCTTGTAGTAAAGTGTTTAAGGCTGCATGTTTATGCCTTAAAAATATTTTCCTACCGTCTAATCCTTTGAGGAATCCTTTTTGAGCTGCTGTGTCAACTCTTGTCTTAAGAGCCTTAAGTGTTGGTAAACTAGTAAGAAACTGTTCTCGCAGTTGTTTACCATCTGCTCGATTTCCTTCAACGATGCTTCCAATTTTTTCATCTCCGGCTCCGTATATAAGTGCATAGATGAAAGTTTTAGCCTCATCTCTTGATTTAAGTCCAGCAAACTGCTGATTAGTTGTGTGAATGTCTCCATTGATAATTTCATTTATGTATTCCTCATCTGACATGTAGTGGGCTAACATTCTTAACTCCAACCCTGAAGCATCTATACCCACTAATTTATATCCTTCAGGTACAGTCCAACAAGCTCGACATTCCTTACCATAAGGACTGTATACTGCTGGAACCTGAGCCATGTTAGGATTTCTATGTGTCATCCTACCAGTAATAGCTCCAGTAGAAATAACAGCACCATGAACTCTATCATCTGTTTTGATATTATCAATCCATGATTCAATTTGACCAACTCTTTTTTGTATTAATAAATATTCAGCAATGAGTTGAGCCTCTTTGATGTGTGCTATTTTACTAAGAGTACCTTCATCAACAATAGGTTGTCCAGTTGGAGTAAACCTTTTGGGTTGCCAACCAAAGTCTATTAGATACTCACCAATCTGTTGACGAGAGCCGAGATTAAATTCTCTAAGTTCTTTTCGGGTAAAAGGAGTAGTGTCATTAGTTGCAACTCTTTCCTGATACTCAACGGAGGTAAGTCCAGACTTAGATAAGGTGCCATCTTTTTTTAACTTAGGTGTGACTTCTTTAACAGGAATCCACTTAGGTTTAAAGGTAGCATGAACTTCATCTTCTACTTCTTTTTTACGATGATTTAATGAACTCAGTAAATCTATTGCTCTTCTCTCATCAAACAGAAAACCATTTAGTTCTTGTTCGATTAATATTTGTGTGGTCTTGTGTTCTATCTCTACTGATTCTTTAGAGAAACCCACACTATCTTTCCTTAGTTTATCTAAAACTTTCTTGTTTAACTTGACATCTTGAATACAATAATCAAGCATGTCTTTACTATACTCAGTAAACATTGGAGCAGTTGACTTAGGGCAGTTGAGTCTCCATCCCCACTTCTCTAGGCTATGTCCTCCTTCCCTAGTAGGATGTAGTAATCTTGATAAGGTCAAAGTATCAAGAATATTAGCATGGTTAGATAAATCTATCTGCTTAATCCTGTGTATAGCTGGAATATCAAAGCCTAAGATATTATGCCCAACTAAGCTGTCAGCGGATTTTAAAAACTCAATGCCCTCGTCAATGCTTTCTGGAGTAAAGGTATACACTTTATCAGTATCATCAATAGCAACAATACACCAAATTTTAGAAGCCGGTGGTAAGTTTGTGACCTCACCAGTCTCGTGGTCTTTTAATGTAGATTCCCAAAGCAATCCATTTGTTTCTATATCAAATACTAATTCCATTAAAATGCAATAGATGTCTGGTTCTCTGCCATACTAAATTCAGTATCAAGGTGTTCAGACAATCTTCCTGTTTCTTTATCGTAAATTAAAGCAGTTGCCATACCGACATCTCCAGTATACCTAGACTTTAAGATTCTAAGTCTAGTTGTCCGAGCCTCTTCAGGGTCATCGGACTGTTGATTTCTTTCTAATGCTATCACACAATCACTTAATTGTCCAATACTATTAGACCCTCTTAAATGCGATAGAGAAACTTCAATACCATTCTCATGGCCTCTATTACCATCTACTCTTCTCAAGTGGGAAACAAGAATTAAACCAGCTCCAGTTTCCTCTACTAAGCTTCTAAGCCTAGTCATAATATTATCTATGGCTCGTCTTTCGTCACCCTCTTCTAAGGCACTAACAAGCATGTGGAGGTGGTCAACCACTACCCACTTACAATCACAACCAACAATTAAGTATCTAAGCTTAGCAAAGATATCATCTATCTGATTAGTCCCAAAGTGAGCATGAATAAAAACCTTGTCATCTTTAAAAACTTTATCAAACATATCGACTAAAGTAGACTCATCAAACTTCTCTCGTTCTTGGTCAACATACAATCGAGCATTAGCTTCGATAGATAAAATACCATCTACTGTTCTTCGCCAGTCTTCTTCGAGTGCTATGATACCGACATTGTCGTCTGTCTGTTTGACTAACCAATGTTCTAGTTCTCTCGTGATACTAGACTTACCAAGCCCTGTGCCACCAGTTAAAGTTACTAGCTCACCTTGTCTCAGTCCATATAGTTTTTCATTTAGTCCTGCCCAAGGATAAGGCACAGACTCTTTCTTTTCTCTATCTAAAAAAGAATCTTTCTTCTCTGATACTCTAATGATACCACTAGGGGTATAGAGTTTAGCATCCCACCAAGCACTAACAAATTCTTTGTATTTGCCTTTGAGAAGCATATCATTAGCATCTTTATAACCATTAGGTAAGGTGACTATCTTAGCCTTGCCGGGCTTAAGAATACTAGCAACCTTCTTAGCTGACTCAATGCCTTGTCTATCTTTATCAAAACAAATGACAATATTATCAAAGCTTTCTATGTATTCTAGGTTCTCTTTAATATCTTTGACTGCTCCGGAAGCTCCTCTAATGATAGAGGTAACTGCCCACTTACTACCTAGTAATTCATAAGCGGCCATCGCATCACACTCACCCTCAGTTATGGTTAAATACTTACCACCTTCTTTAAAGAGTTGTTGACCAAACAAACCAACTCCTTGAGGACTAACATCATAGCTAAACTTTTTGTCTCGGACATATCTAATCTTGTTAGAGGTTAGTTCGTTGTTGATATACAAAGGATAAATATGTTGTGCTATTTGACCAGCACTATCATAAACAGTTTTAACTCCATACTTCTCAGCAGTCTCTCTTGAGATATTTCTATCTGCTAACTTAGCGAAGACTCCGCCATGAGCATTTAGTTCTCTAACTGTTTCTGTCATATTAGTTTTATTAGATACGATATTATCTTGATTGTCTACTCCTTTCGGAAAGAATTCATCACAACTAAAACATTTAGCTGAACCATTCTCATTAACCGAAAGAGCATCGCTACTACCACAAGCCGGACAAGGCAAGTGATACTTCTTAAATTTTAAATCTTGTTCCATCTTTGACCTCAAAAAAATAGGGCATCCGAAGACACCCTATCAGAATATATGAAAAATTGTGGTTAGGTTTCCTCAGAATCTTCAGTAGATTCGTCAGTACTTTCTTCCACTTGCGACTCAGGACAGCCTTTTAATAGCTCTTCTAAGTTTGCTCTATGTGTGCGACTAGCAAAGTCTAAAGCTTCGATAACAACAGATAGATTACCTACCTTGTTGACCATCACAGTAGCATCATTCTTTTTCTGTTCATCTGCAATAGCAGTAACATCAAAGTTATTTACTTCACCTTCATCGTTTTTAATACTAATAATCATTAGAATTCTTCTCCTCCTTCGATGGCATCGAATTCTGAACCATCACTAGATTTATATTGAACTAAGTCAATAACTTGCATAGCTTGAAAGTCCAAGCCTTTGAAGTCTCCATACTTATTAGATGTTTCCCACTCGTTATACTGCACTCTAACTTTAGAGCCGTTACCGACTAGTTCATCCATTGGAACTTTGTTTGCATCTAAAAGCTTAGGCGACTGTCTCACCATTCCGTTAGGCCCATTCACCTTTCTTTTAAAAGTTATTGCTTTTCCAACGACTTCATCATTAATTGTGATTTCTTTTGTTTTAAAACCACGAGCTTCAAAGTCTTTGGCGACATCATCACTCACTACTAAGTCCACAGTATAAACAGGTTCATACTTGGTATTAGGAGTAGTTACACTAGCCCAGTAGGCTATTCCTTCTTGTATTGCCATAAATTTACTCCGTTTTTGGCATAATTGCATAAACTATTATAGTTCTTCACAGAGGTCTGTCAAGAGCTATAAGCTAATCTCTTCAACTATTTTAGCTAAAGAGATTGTTTGGTTATTATAAAGAGTAATTTTAAAGTTATCGTCTGCTAAACATTCAACTTCATAAACTACTCCACCTTTACTAAAGATATTTTCATAATTAGTAATTACAAAATTATCAAATTTTCTAAATAATTCTTTATTTAATATAATACTTTCTGTTATTTTAGACATTTATTTTAAAAGGTATTGAACAATTTTCAGCAGTAGCCGTGCCAAAGTCTAAGCTACTAAGGTATCGCACACTAGCTCGTCTAATACTACTAGGTGGATTAGACTCAAATTCAACATTAACAGGCTTACCTTCTGCTAAATCATACACAATTCTAAAAGCTACTGAGTTCTTTAGAGTTACATTCCTAATATAGTAAGAGAAACTTCTGTTCTTTACCGGCTTAGGACAAGCCACAGGCTCTGCCACAACTTTTTCTACCTCATTAGAGACAACATAAGGAGCCTCAATTTCCGGCTCTTGTGTGGCCTCTGAGGGCTTCGTTTGTAACAGCTCTAATTGTGTTGCTAAGTTCATCACACTAGCAGTTGTAGTGTTTTCTAGCTGAGTTAGTTGAGTTTGTAGCTCAGCTAAGCTTAAAGCTAAACTCTCTTGCTCAGCTTCACTAAGTTCTGCGAAGTTTACTAAAGTTTTAATAGCTCTTTCGGTTTGTAAAACAGTTTGAAAGATACCATCATTTTCTAGTCTTAGTTCTTCATTCTCCACTTCCAAAGCATTTATTCTAGCTAATAAATTTTGCTTAGTCTTTTTAAATTCTACGACATACTCTTGTGTGTTACCAATGTTTTGTTTGACATGATAGCCAAGTAAAAGATAAGTAGCACTTACAAGCACTAAAGTTATTAAAGTTGATATTACTATATTCTTCATTTTATTTCTCCGTTAGTTATTAGTTAGTCTCTCCAAGTTCTACCCCCATGCCATCTCGCCCATCTTCTCTGTTTCACATAAAGTTTAATAAGAAAACTTTTATTAGCCTCGACATAGTCTTCAAAGCTTTTTTGTTCGGTTATGGTATTGTAATATAATTGTTCATCACAATAATCATTAAACTTGTGCATAAGAAAAATATCTATCTGTCTAGTTTTCATCTTATCCAACACTTATAACCAGAACACTTATCAACAGGGTCACCGCAATCTTCACAGTATTCTACTTCTTTCTTAGTAGGTAAGTCTTCTGTTAGTTCTTTGGCAATGTCATTACACACTTGTAAAAATAAATCCATTACTTTCTCCTATTCTTGTCGTCAACCAGCTTAGTTGACTCCCATGCAAAAAAGGCTAACACAGAAAAGAAGATAAGAGCAAGTAGTAATTCTATTAAATTACTCATCAAAGACCTCTTCAACATGATGATACTGCCATGCTCCGTGTTCAAGAAGTTCCCAGTGACTACCATAAGTTGCCTCAGCAAGTTTTAAAGCCTCTTTAATAGACTTAGCTTGTACTTCTAGTTTGTAGTGTGTTGGTTGTATAGCATAGACTTCATAAGTTTTCATCATTTACCCACTCCTCATATTCTGTTTCTGCTTCTAAGTCATCTAAATGAGATTCAATTCTTTTTTCTATATGGTGAGGGATATCTACAATATCTTCCGTAGCTCCGTCTTCATAATAGATTACTAATTTATAGCCAGTAATTTTCATAAGTCACCTCAGTTTAAAATTCTTTGTACCCAATTCTCTGCCACATCTTCAGCATAGCTTTGGGAGTGGTCAAAGCATTCGACCACCCTAACTAGCATAGTGTCACGATAAAGCTCGACAAAAAAGCCCTGTCGATTTTTAAAGATAAAGGCCTCACGACTTTGCGGTCTACCGTATTGCGAAATAAGTTCACCTATCATAAAGCTTTTGCCTCTCCAAGTCCTCTAAGATATCTAATACTTCATTATTGATAGTTTCAAGATAATCTAAGTCAATAGCACAACTAGCGATATAAGAATAATCTTCATCACCCTCAGGTCTTTCTAGCTCTCTATCAATACAATGTCTATTAAAACTTCTAAGCTTCTCAGTTAGTAGTCCTAATGCCCCTTCTCTCAGTTCAGAAAGTCTTTCATATATTTCAGTCTTAGTCATAATTTTCTCCGTTTAGTTAAGTGCTAGTTCTGTTTTGTATGTCTAAACTAGCAAGAGACACGCAATGTTGTGTTTTGTTATTTATCGACATTGAAACACCCTCGCACGTGAGGAAAAATCAGTCTAGATACTTACACTTTTAAAGTCGTCCAACAGTCAGTATCAATACTGTTGGGGAGACTAAAAGTGGGCAGTTGGGTTAGTAAAGATACCCCGAATTAAATCTAGGCTTTACACTTTAGGTAGTTCATTAACTGCTAATTTCCCTACCAACCCTCGCACTTTTGTTAAATTGTGACTAAAACTAACAAGGAGTAATATAAATATTTAACTTTGTTCTCCTATCTCGTCTTAGTCACAAACTAA